TAAAAAAATCAGAGCCTATTCATTCTAGGTTTGCAGATATAATTAATTATTGTTATCTGGGTTATGCTCTGTTTGTAGAAAGAGATGGGCAAAAAAAGAATAATTAAATTAGTTGCGATTGTACTTGTAAGTATATTATCTTTATTATATGTCAGGGAGAACGTCAAGAAAGCGTGGCCACGATTACGAAAGACAAATACGACTAGAATTTCGTAAATTAGGTTGGAAGTATTGTGAGACATCTAGGTATGCATCTAAGATGATTGATAATGCAAAAATAGATTTAGTTGCTACGGACCCCTTTGCAATTCAATGTAAAGCCACTAGCAACAATCCTAGTTATCATAAAATTTTAGATGAGATGAGGCCTAACAAACCTCAATACAAATTGATATATCATAAGCGTAAAGGTGGCAGAGAATACGTAATAATGGAAAAGAACGATTGGCTAGAGATTCTAGAGATGTTAATCGACAACAAAATCATCAATACTTTTTAAAAATATTTTTTAAAAATATTTTGAATTTATAAAAAAACTTTCGATATTAGCTATATGATTGAGGTTTGGTTTAGATGCGGGCATTTAATTCCTCTCAGTAAGAATATTAAATTATTCAGTTGCAGGGGACTAAGCTAAACTCTCAATCTTTTTAAAACTTTAAAACTTTAGATATGAATATTTTTAATTTTGATAAGATGGGTTCAAGCGAAAAACACAGCTTGAGTCTTGTTTTGGATTCCTATAACAAATATTTTCCTAATGAAGAAATATTTCAAATGGGATTTAATGAAATGTCTGGTTATGTTTACATTTCATTAGAAAACGACATACAGATTGTTTCCTGCTTCGGTCAAGAGGTTGAGTACTTGATTACAGACCATGAGACCGGAGATGAATTTTTTTTCGATAACATCTTAGATTCTCAAGAAAAACTTGAACAGTTAAGTGAAAAGGTTTAAACCTTTAATTAATCAATTACAGGAACTCAAAGAAATTGATGTTACTTGTAAGAGGTACACAGAATGGTCACAAAGTGAGTTTGAAGCTGACTTGTGGCTTTCTGTTCGTAATAAAATAAGAAATTTAATCAAATATTATGAAGCAGATAAATGAGATTATGAAGCACACAGATGCTTACAAACAGTTAAAAAAAAGAAAAATGTCGATTAATGACAACGTTAAGTCTATCAAAGATTTGGCTGATAACATCTACGAAGAAAGACACACTAGATATATTGAGCCGGTGTGGTTTGAGATACAAAAAGATGATAACCCTGATATATGGGATGCACATTTAGATTATTTAGATATTGATTCTGATAACGGGACTGATATCGTTGTGTTGAAAGTTGTTGGTTATGTAGAACATAAAAGCAATGTAAAATGGTAAAAGCTATAACAGAATTTTTATTTCTTTTAATGCTCACGGCATTTACTTGGATAGCTTTAATTTTAGTATCATGAGTTCTCCAAAACATATTTCATTTAGGAACATTGATGCTTTTTGGAGCCACGATAATGAATTAGTCTTTGAGGGTATGACACACTATAATGAATTATATAATGTCAGCATACCCGCTGATGAGATTACAGATTCTTTAGATTATATAATTAAAAACAGAATAGATTATATTACGTCTGAAAAAAGAAGATTGAACAAAGAGCAAAGACAACTTAAAGAGAAATTAAAAATATGGAAATCTCTGAATATATAAAAGAACGTTTTTTAGATAGCTGTTCTAATAATATGCACGATTTGAACCATCGTAGAGAGTTAATTAATTTATATAAAGAACAGTTGAAAAAAATTAAAAAATTTATTAAGATTGAGGATGAAAGTCTTAAGAAATTAGAGGATGACAGGCTTAATAAAATATCCCAAAAGAATAAAGCAATTAATTAATTATAGCGGAATTCAGTTTGATAAAATACACCCTTCAGATATTGATGGTGTTTTAGAATTTGATAACCGTTTTCTATTTCTATTAGAATTTAAGCACATAGAAAGAAAACATAAAAGCTTTAAAGATTTCAATAGGGATGGGCAAAACATAATGTTAAAAAGAATAATAGATTCTTGGCAGTATAAAGACAAAAAAGAAGGATTTGTTGTCTATCTTTATCATAAAACAAAACCGCATGAAGATATAATGGCTGAAAAAACCTGTGTACATGGTTATTACCATAAACGCCAATATTACAAAATTAAGATGCCTCTGTTAGATTTTCTTTTTGAAATGGGGTGTAAACATGATATAGAAAAAATAACTGCTGAAAAGCGTTATATTTGAATTATTATTCATACTAAGTTTAGGCTGTCTTAGGGCAGCCTTTTTTTAATCACTAGGCTTTTCCTCATAGAAAGAACGATTATTGCTAACGTCAGTAGTTGCGGTTAACTTAGTTTGTTGAGGTGTGTGTGTATTAATCTTTATTCTATTCTTGGCTAAATTAAAAGTTATATTATCTATTGCAAGATGATTTGTAGCAGATTGGAATGTTGTAAAATTAAGCTTGGGTAATGTTAATAAATCTACGGGCTTAAGGTAGCCATAACTTTCTTTAATCTTTCTAAAAGTTCCTGTATATCTATCATTGTTTATGGCAAGGTCATTTAACCTTAGCATACAAGTTAAGTTCTCTAGACTTGTTTCAGATGTTATCGTATCAAAATATTTAAAAGCAGAAATAGGAACATTGCTAGAATTAGTTAAGCAATTAGAAAATTTAACATCCCCCAACTGACCAAAAATTACGTCTGACTTTTTAATTACAGAACTGTTTTGATTAATTGTGCTTTCAGTTACTATTGTTGTATTTACATAATATTTTAAGTCTGATGAACTCTTAAAAACAAAATCATCGTAGTAAGTTCTAAAAAGAGAACTATTATGTAGCGACTCATGAGAGGTATATAATTTAACAGTTAAAGAACCTGTAACAGGTGGTGCTGTTGGTGTAAATTCATTCAATACCCATTGCTCAGAAACTGAACTAGAAACTGTATTTTGACCTTGTGTAGATGATGTAACCCACTCATTTGTACTAGCTTTCCAGTAATATAAAGTTCCGGAGCCATCATCCAAGACAAGTTGATATCTGATTGTATAACTGATAGAACTTTGTGCAGGGTCGTTTGCATAATGTGCAAAGCTGAAAGACAAAGAGCCGGATGTAGTGCCAATATTTCCTGTGTTATTAGATGCAACTAAAGTATTAAATGATGTAGCCTCTGAGCCTTGTGCTAATAAGCTTTTTGAACCTCCATATGGCTCTATACCAACCTGTACAGATAAAGTTGAATTGAAAGTGCTAGAACTAACAATAGTATTTTTTAAACCTGTACCAGAAGAATCTTGTAGGGTCCAATTAGTACCGCTTGGAAGAAAGCCATAACCCGTAGTATTAATTGTTGTTTGTTCAAATCCAAAATTATCAAAAGCACTTTTTAATTTCAAATCAACAATAACTCTGTTTCTTATAGCAGGACTTTTTATAACTCTCTCTAGTGTTCTGCCAAGAGGTTGTAAGGTACCGGACCCCGAGGTATCGTCAATGTTTGTAATTGGATTTGCTATAGAGAAATTTGCTAAAGAAGAACCTGTTTTATCAAATGCTAAAAACTCTTTTGAGTATGAGCCACCGCCATCGCTAAAGGTTGTTAAAGATAAAGCACCATTGTCAATAATGGTCCATGTGCCTTCGTGTTGGAAAATTCTTGCGTTGAATATTTTTAATAGAGACTTTAGAATATCTTTGCAATTTAGAGCGTTGCCATTTTCATCTTGGAAAGCAGTAACATCATTTACATATACAGAATCAAAGGGATTACCATTAGAAGTTAAAGAGCCACTAGCAATCTTGGAGTTATATCTACATAAAATCTTATAACCAAAGTCTAAAGATTTGCCTGTGTCTGCTGCTCCGTTTTGTACATTTATATTTTTTAATGTCTCTCTTATAGCTTGAAATATTGTGGGTGTTTTTGTTGTTAACTCGTAATTATAACCATCTATTGTACCTATTAAATCAGAAGCGTTAATTTCAACTAAGAAAGGATAGGATTGCATAGGAATAGTAAATTGGTCCTGTACAATAAAACCGGTCCAATAGTTTTGGAAAATCTCATAATTTTCTCCCCCTGCATCTGAAAAAATATCGGCACTTAGTTTTATAATATTTGCACTACTGACTTGTGCAACCGTAGTACTGGCACCTGTTGATGTATTGACAACAATATCTCCAACGTTTAGAGCTACAGTAAAATCTACACTTGTATCTTTAAGTCTACTTGCTACAGCATGAGCATCGCTTGTACCTGCAAGATTATTAAATGAAATAACAACTTTGAATTCTCTGTCAAATGTGGGTATTAAAAACTCAAGTCCAGACTCTTCCCACTTCCAAAAGGCCGCCTCCCAATTAGTTTCTTCATCCTCCCATTCATCACCACCTGTACTATCATCAATATAGAATTGTAATTTGCAGTTACTACCTATAATTGGATTAAAATAATCGTCAGCTTGTTTCCAAGAAATCTGAACAGGATTAGGTCCTAAAGTTAAGTTACTTGATGATGAACCTGTAAATCCATCTTTGAAAATCTGTACCTTAAATTTATTTTCATCTACATCAAAAAAGTCAACATTGAATCTTTCACCGTAAGCCATTATCCTGTTATTCTTGTTCTGAAATCATCAGCCCTTTCTAGTGCTAAAACTAAGTCTTGACCTCTTAATACAAATTCACCTTTTGTGCCACCACCCATCATGCTATCTAGTTTATTTAATGGTATGATAGCCTCTGCACCGGCCTCACCAACTAAACCGATTGTAGGACCTGTGACAATACCACCTTTAGCAAATTTTGGGATAGATGCAAATGCCGCTAAAACACCACCAACTAATGTAGCGATAAAGGCTGGGGATGTAAAAATTGCAGCAGGTCCTGTTGCCGCACCACTAGCCGCACCACCTGCAATGGCAGAACTTGTTGCAGAAGCTTGGTCAATAATCATCTTAGCACTTGTGACGGATGCTAAAGATGAAAGACCTGCGAACTGCAGACCTGCTAGCGTAGCTATTTTTTTCGCTTCGTCAGATATAACTTGTTTATTTGTCATTTTTCTAATGATAGCATCTTGTATAACCATCTGTATTAATTTAATCATCATACTAACAATCTGATTAAAAAATTGGCTTGCACCTTCATTGGCTAATTCAAAACTACTGACGACATTTGTAGCAAATTGACCAAAAGCACCGCTAACAGCATTAGCCATTTCTTGACCTTTTTCCTTAACATCATTCAATTTATTATTTAGTTTTGTTAATGGGCTGTCCTCGTCATCAGAGACTAATGTACCTAATCCTTCTGATACTCCTAAACTTGTATTAGTTCCTATACTTAATCCTAACTCTTTTGCTTTGGTAATAATAAAATCTTTGATTGCATCGATACCACTTGACACACCGTTCTGTAGTGTTTCTTTAGTAATGTTTTCTAATTGTCCATTAATAATATTCTCATAACCATTAAGAAAATCATTTGCAACATCTTCACCAAATCCTTGTACATCCTCACCAATATTAGAAAATGTTTCACTAAAAATTGTTTGTATACCTTTCAAATCACCTTTTAGTGCAGACACAACGATTTTACCAAACCCACTAAATAATTCAACAATACTTTCAATACCTGTTTTGATTGCATTAAAAATTGTTTTGAATACAAAGAATAAAGATTGAACACCGGCTCTTACAATTAAACTTTGATTATAAATATTAATTAAATTGTTTGCTATTGCTACAAGATTTTCAATAACAGTATCGCTGTTATCATTAATAACTTTTATGAAACCGAGGAACCCTGCTACTGCTAATCCTATAGGTGAAATCAGCATACCTAGTACGGTTAGAACAGGACCTAATGCTAAAGCAATTCCGCCTAATGCTACAACAAGTATTTTAGTTTCTGAACTTAATCCCCTGAACCTAGTAATTAAATTACCAAAAAATGTAATAATCTTTTGTATTACTGGCATTATGATATTTCCAAGTTCAACAGCAAGTTCTTCAAAAACACCTTGCAATCTTCTTGTTTGGTTTGCAAAACTAGCACCGGTTCTCTCAGCATCACCTTGTGCATCTGCGGTACCTGCCATTATAATATTTAATCTAGCTTGTGCCTTCTGTGCCTCAGTAGCATTTTTAATGCCATCTTTAAGGCCCATATTCAGTAACTCTTGATTCAAGTTTGTTTGGTTTATTATAACACCAAATTTTCTCATTGTTTCATGATTACCTACAATAGCAGATTGTAGGCCTTCTAGAACTTCTGATTCAGCCATATTGTTGAAAGAGGCTAAATCTAATGTTAATTGTGTCAACGCTTTTGAAAACTCAAGACCTTCTGCACGAGCAAAACCAAGCGGAACAAATGTATCCTGCAATGTACCCATAAACTTACGTAGGTCATTTGTTGAACGACCTATACGCTGTGCTGTAGCTTGTACAAATTCTTCTGCATCATTTGTAAGTTCTTTAAATACAGCACTAAATTTTGCTTGAGTTTCTTCTGCGTCAGATGCGGTCCTTACGAACTCTCTACCTAAGAGTGCTAAAGGTGCTGTTACACCTAATGTTAGAGCCTGTCCTGTGGCCTTAAGATTATTTGATAAATTTTGAAATTGAGATGAAACGCTTCTAAGACCTTTAGAAACTTGCGACGTATCAACCTTTACTGGAATTACAAAATTACTGAGAGCCATAATAAATATTTACAACAAATATAAGAATTATTTAGCTTTGCTTTTTTTCTCTTTCTCTTCTATTTTTTTAAGGAATGTTTCGTACTCCTCTTTTGTTGATTTTGGGCCGGAGTCTTTTGTAATATTATCTTGAGGTAACTTAAATAATTGATGTGGTTTTTTTGCTTGATTGCTTTTAGAAATATTTGTATTATAAATCATACAAGATACATACCTAAATTTTTCCCAATCTAAATTATTATTTATGTGAAAGTGTTCTGCAACAAGGTAACATTCTTTGAATGTATATTTCCAAAATTCGTTTGGTGATATACCAACCTGACCTATGTAGTAGTCTAAGATGCTATTCCAGTCACTTATCTCGTTGGCTGTTGATTTTTTTTTTGTGTCCTTTTTATACCTGCATTGATTTCGTTTCCAAGTATCTTTGTTTCTGTCATAGCCTGCATAACATTTTGAAACTCCTCTTGATTCAAATCATCTAACCAAGAACCAACCTTATAAATATTATAATCAATATCGTTACCCTCCTCTTGGTCATAAGCTAATAAGCCACAGTAAATAATCGCCCTTATAGAAGATAACTGTGACTTATCTGAAAAAACTTTTTCTAAATCTTGTAATCCAACATCTAAAACCTCTGTCAATGATGCCCAAAAATTCATGCTGAAATGCATGGTTCTATTCTTACCCCCAATCTTTAAAGAGTAATAACCTCTTTGCTTATTCATAAACCAAATCTAAATAAAGATATTGGAATAACAAAATTAGCTAGTAATTGTAACTGAACCTGTAGCAATGAAAGTTCCTGAATAACTTGCAGGGCTTTCCATTTCACTACTTACTTCCATTGAAGATATAAAACCTTCAACTGTATATACAGGGTCTCCTGTAGAAGCAGTACCAAATTTAGCTTGTATTTTAGTTCTGTTATTTAATATATTAACAATAGATTCTGCACCAAAACCATCATCATAAGCTACGAGACCATCGAAACTAATCTCAATACTTCTTGTACCTGCAATAACCTCTCTATAGCCACCGCTGTCTTTTGATGTACTTTCAGGGGTATCAAGAGTGAATGAAATTGAGGAACTCGTAGTATGTCCTAAATTAGTAAATGTAGAACCGCCATCTGACGATAATTTAAGCAATAAATTTGTTGCGTTAAAAACTCCACTTGTTGCCATGTTATTTTTATTTTATTTTAAACATGACCAAAGATAGCTAGAATAAATTATAATTTTTTTTATTCAGATACTGATAGTGTAACAGATGTTGGATTAATCTTCTCTTCTATCTGTGCATCTAAGTTAGATTTCATCTCGTCAACTCTTTCTGCACCTAGAGCTGATTCACACCATTCTGTGACTTTTGCGTTTGTCAAATCAGCAAAAGGTATGAAGTCTGTAATATCATCTGTAGATATAACTTGTGTTCCAATGATTGTTGCAGTATATGGGTTGGTCTCTGCATCTACTTTGTCAGAAGTACAAGTGTATCTCCAATGTATATTATAAACTAAATCATTGTAAGTTTCTTCACCTTCTTTTTTAGATGGGTAACAGTCTACTGTCTTGCAGTCCCACGAATAAGTATTTTTTGCTTTTGCCATAATTTTGTATTTAATATTTTAACAAATATAGTAATTTTTTAAATCTCTTTTTCTAGTTCTTTAACTCTAGCTTCAAGTTCTTGTATCGACTTTAGTAATATAGGTACTAGCTTACTGTAATCAACTTGTTGCATATATTTATCATCTTTATCACCACTTACTGCCTGTGGCACTACTTCTTGAAGTTCGTGTGCCATTACACCGTAGCTTCTAGTATTATCTGCTTTCCACTTAAAGTCATACATCTTTATTTTAGATGCAATCTCTAAAGCATTGAAATCTTTTAAATCTTCTTTTAATCTGTAATCAGATGAAGTGTTGTATGCAGTAGCTGATGCAGATGTTTGTATAGTACCAACTGTTCCATTAGGGTTACCAAATATCATTGCATTTGATGAGTTTGTTCTACCTGCTGTCATCTGAATACCTGCGTTTAATGGTGACGAAGAAGCATCATTAAAATCAATTCTAAGACAACCATCTTGTGTATTTGATGTAGTGTTAATTAAAATGCTACCATCAGATTTGATACGCATACGTTCTGTTGGGTTAGAATCTGTAACAACATCTCTTGTGCCAAATACTAAAGCACCTTTTGTGTTTGAACTACCACTTGTTGTTGTAAAACCCATATAAGCAGGTACTCCTGTACCACCGTTAAAACCAAAACCAATCAGATTGTTTTGACCATTATTACCTTCAAAACCTATTTGAAGTGTCATATCATTTTTACCAAAACCAGTAATACCTGTTCTTTTTATTGTTGTCAGACCAGTTGATGAGATACGTAATTTTTCTGTACCACCTGCACCTGTTGCATTAGTAGCAAATATCATATCTTGACCATTTGAACCACTTGTATTTATTGTACTTATATACGAATATCTATTAGTTGCAATATCGCTATTAGTGTGTGATGCAAAAGCCAATCTAACTTCTGTGTTAGTGTTTGTACTTGAATTTACCAAGAAAGCACCTACTGTTGCGTTACCTGCTGAAGTGTTTTCAATTTGTATTTTAGCTGTTGGGGCAGTCGTTGAAATTCCTACGTTTCCGTCTA